CCGGCGCTCGCCGCCAGCGGCCCGGCGTACTGCATGAAGTACTGCAGGCGCTGCATCGTGAAGGGCGAGGCCCCGATGGAGGCCGCGAACAGGTTGGCGATGCGACTGGCCCCGGCCCCGGTGCGCGGTAGGCCGAAGTTCGCCAGCGTCGCCATGACCTGCTCGGAGACCTGCAGGGGTTCGGTGCCCGTCGCTTCGCCCAGGGCAATGATCGACGGCGCGACGGCCATCTGCTGCCGCACGTTCAGCCCGGCGGACCCGAGGCCGTAGAAGAGGCCCGCGATCTGCGTCGGCGTCTGCCGGGAGACCAAGGACTGCGCGAGGCCGAAGTCGAAGAGTTGGCGCTTTGCCTGCTCTAGTTGGGCGCCGAGCAAGCCGGTCACGGTCGCGCTGTTGGTGATCGCCGCTTGGTATTCGGAGAAGTTGCGGAGGGTGGCGTAGCCGAAGGCCGTCGCGAGGCCGAGTCCGGCGAGGGCGGCCCAGTGGGCGGTGCGCTCCAGCAACCGGCCCAAGGCCTCCAAGGGGGTCAGGACGAGGTGCAACGCGGCCCCGGCGATGTTCGCGCCGAAACCGATGGCCTTGCCGAGGGCGTCGCCCACGAGCAGCAGACCCTTGTAGACGGCTCCGGCTGTGCCGCCGACCGTTGCCAGGACGCCGCTGAACCCCGCCAGTGCTCCCGTCGCCTTGCTGCCGGCGCTCCCTACGTCCTCGCTCTGCTTGCCAATCCCCTCTAGCTTGTCTTCGACCTTCGCGGCGGCGTCCTCGATCTTCTTGAGCGCGGCGATGACCTCCGCCTCGCCCGAGGGCGTCATGGGGAACGAGAGCTTGACCTGCTTCTCAGCCACCGAGGATCACCTTCGCCAGGGCCGTCGCGAGGTCGTGTTGACGGCGGGCTTCGGCTGCGCGATACTCCGAGTCGATCACGATGCTGCTTACCACGAACAGCCGGTCGGCTTCCTGCATGGTCTCGCGCGTGTAGCCCGGTCGCGCGCGCAGGAAGGCGTCCTCCTCCCACACCTCGGAATGCGGAAGGTCCCCGGCGCCGCTCCAACGTTGACGCGCGAGGACCTGTAGGGGCGTCTCATCATCGAGGTCCTCTACCGCCCGAAAGGGCGGCCGGCCTTCTCCTCCAGGGCGTTCGCGCCGCTCAGCTCGCGCTGCAGTTCGATCACGTGCTCGAAGGGGCAGGCGTCGAGCATTGCGCGCCACTCAGCCTCCGGGCACTCGCCGCGCTTCTCGTCGCCGATCTGCGTCACCGCTCCCAACAAGAGCGCGTCCAGCGCGCCGGCAATGAGTTTCGCGTCTCCGGCCTGCGTCGCGGCGGCGGTCGCGTCCCGGAAGGCCCGCCACGTCCGCTCCGTGCATTCCGCCCGCAGGTAGCTGCGGCTGCCGCGAACCAGAAGCGGGTTCCCGCCGAGCACCCCGCGCAGGAGCGCGACCGTGCGGCTCTGCAGGCTCAGGATGATGTCGAGCCACTCCTCGTCGGCGCGTTCCCCGCGCTTCTCGCGGTTCACGACGGTGACGCACTGGACGAGGTGCCGGTCGAGGATCGCCTCCTGCTCGGCGTCGGTCGCCGAGGCGACCTCGATCTGCGAGGCCTTCCACTCCGCGTAGGTCTGCTCGACGACGGCGCGGTCCTTCTCGCAACGGACTTCCACGGCGGTTCCTCCTCAGGCGGGTGCGGCGACGGTCAAGCCCCCGTAGGGCTTGTTGCACGCGAAGCGGTACTGGTAGGTCAAGACGCCGCTGGCCTCACGGACGGCGTGTTCGAGCCTCGGCGTGAGGAGGTCGGTGAACGTGAACTCGATGCCGGCCCCGGTGATTACCACGTCGATGTCCTTGTCAATCGCGTCGCCGACGAGGCCGGCCGGCCCTCCGGTGATGCGCTTGGCGAGGCGCAGCATCAGTTCGATCTTGGGGGTCCCCAGGTAGACGCCCGTCGGCAGGCGCTTCGCGCCGGCGCCGCGCGTGTCCAGCGACGAGTGCCAGAAGGGGTTGCACTCGTAGGAGACCTCGAACTCGCGGGCCTCGAAGTCCGCCGTGTCAACGGCGACCACGAAGTCCGCCCAGGTGTCGGCCAGGCCGGCAGGGGTCGGCTGCGCGGCGCCGCTGCTCGTGATCGAAGGCGTCTTCGCCCAGAAGCCGACCGAGCACTTCGGCGTCGCGTCGATCCGGCACCCGTACCGAAAGCCTCGGGGCTGACAGGCGGTGTAGAGGAACGAGTGATCCACCGTGCCGACCGCGAAGGTCTTCGCGCTTACCGTCTTAGCGGGCGTGGCGCGCACCATGTCCGACAGGATCGCCAGCAGCGGTTCCCCGAGGTCGGCCTCGAAGGACGCCTTCACGATCCCGCCGTGGGCGACGCCCTGGCCCCCGGCGCCGGTCTCCTGCAGGATCGCCGGGTCAACGGTGACGGTCCCGCCCAGGACCTCGCCGGGGGACACGTTGGGCGTTCCCGGCAGGTGTAGGTACTGCATGTCCCCGATGTACGGGGCAACGGCGTTCTCGGCCACGGTCAGCCCTCCTCTCGGGAGGCGCGCGTTCTCAGGTGACGCTCAAGCCGCCGTAGGGCGTGCTCGACGTGAAGCGGTACTGATAGACTAAGACCCCGTTCGCCTCGCGAGCGGCGTGCTCCAGGCGCGGAGTGATGAGTCCCGACAACGAGAAGGTCACGTCCGTGCTGGCGATCACGACCGCGTGGCTCTTGCTGATGGCGCCCAGCAGGCCCGCCGGCCCCCCGGTGATCCGCTTCTCCAGCCGCAGGACGCACTCGATGGCCGGAGTCTGAAGGTAGACGCCGCCCGGCAGCCGGTCGCCCTGGCCCAAGGTCGCGTCCCACATCGGATTGCACTCGTAGCCGACCTCGAACCCCTGGCAGCCGAAGTCAACCGAGTCCACGAGCACGTCGAAGCCCGACCACTCCTCGTCGATCCCGCCGGAGACCGCGATCTGTGAATCCCCGACCTCCGTGATCGACGGGGTGAGCGACCAGAAGCCGGCGGTCAAGCGCGGGAGCTGGTCGGGCTGGCAGGAGTAGCGGAAGCCGCGCGGCTGACAGTCGGTGAACGTGAACTCGTGGTCGTTGGTCCCCGCCGTGAACGTCTTCGGCGTCACGGTCTTGGCGCCGACGCTCGACCGGATCATGCCGCTCATCAGGGCCTTCAGCGGCTCCTGCAACTCCGCCTCGAAGGAGGCCTTGGCGATCCCGCCCTGCACGACCAGCCGACCGCCTAAGGCGGGGTCGGTCAGGATGCCCGGATCGACCGTCACGGTCCCTCCGGTCACAATGCCGGGCGCGGCGGCGCCCTGAAGCAGGTACTGCAGATCGCCCACGTAGGGGGCGTTCGCGTTCTCGCCCATCGCTTACCCCTCGCTTTCGGGGGTCGGTGCGGCCTCGGCGGGTCCGGGAGCGAACAGCCCCGCCTGCGCCTTCATCTCGCCCACGATGCAGCGCACTCCGCCGAGCGGCACCGCGTAGACCGGCGCCAGCAACTCGGCTGCGTCGCAGAGCAGAGCCAACGCCGCGTCGCACTTCTCCCGAACTTCTTCGCCCACCGTCGCATACTCGCCCATGCCGCACCTCACTGGGTTCGCACGACAACCACCAACCCGAGCACCACGGCGAACACGGCGCCCGGTATCTCGTAGGCCGCAACCTCCGCCCCCTTGTAGGTGACGGTCGGGTCGCGGACCTCGATGATCTTGGCCTCGGTGTCGGCGGTCGTCAGCGTCGGGCCGCCGAGTCTTCGGTTGGCGTCGCTCCACAGGGCCTTGCCGATGACCTTTGCTCTCTGCTCGCGGGACCGCTGCGGCTGCACCCACGTCTCGCCGTCAGAGAGGCTCAGAGACTGCTCGCGGCTGAAGACGTGCGCGACCGCTACCGGAATCGCGGTCCCTTCCCTGCCACCGACCCCGCACGAGCCAGTGTCGCGGGAGTTCCGGTCAACGCACACGAAGATCGAAGGGCAGATGTTGGCCGGGAACCCCTGCTGCTCTTCTTGCGTCGGCTCGTACTCGCTGAGGTCGCCGTGCTCCAGCCGCTGAAGCTGCGTGTACCCGTCCCCCGTCGTCGGATGCCAGGAGGCCGGCAGGTTGTCGGCCAGTTCCTTCAGGACGGCCTCCACGATCTCGTCATCATGCACGAAGTCCGCGACCGGGGCCATCAGGCCACCTTCCGCAGGGGCAGGTTCCAGGGCGACTGCGCGTCGGCGGGCTCGGCGACTCCCTCGGCGACCTCGAACACGTCGAGGCGTCCGTCGCGACCGGGCGACTCGATCCTCCATCCCGCCGCCGGCCTCAGCCGACCGGGCAGGCGCACGACGCACTCGTACACGTTGGAGACGGTCTCCCCGAGGGTGCGCACCGCCGCGCGTTGGGCGGTTTGGGCGACCAGCAGCCCGTACCCCTCCCACTCCGGCTGCGGCCCCTCGTTCACGCGCTGCCCCCCGCCGGGGCTTGCCGGGCGAGGCGCGGTCGTCGGGGAGTAGAGGCGAAGCGGTTTCATGCCGCGATGTCCAGGCGCTCAAAGGGTTCGAGAAGGGCTTCGTAGAGCTGCTCTTCGGCCCAGTCCGCGTTCTCCTCCCAAGCGCTGTTCGGCGCCCCGAAGAGGAAGCGTGCCTGGCCCGGTCGAGACGGTCTCCGGGTTACGGCTAGCTGGCGTCGTGCGTAGGTGACGTTGTGGCGGCGCCAACGCTTGCCGACGCGACCGGCGTAGACCTCAGATCGCCCTGCCGCGTTGTAGATGAACCAACCCCACTTGCGCCGACCGGACTTCGTGAGTCCAACTACGCCTCGCCTCAACCCGAGGCGCGAGACAGTACGCGGGTCGTTCAGTTCGCCCTCGTGGGGCGCCACCTTCCCCCGGTATACGTACTTCCCATACCGCCCCGGATGGTGGTAGCTGGTCTCCTCGTGTTGCCGTTCGGCGTACTGAACTGCGAAGCCGCCGAAGAGGATCGCCACATCATCGGCACCCGTTTCGACTCGACCGCTGCGTCGCAGGTCCCCCCACAGAAACGGGGTCTTGTCGGCGGCCTTAGTCAGCACACGCGGCGCGACCGTCCTTCGCATCCGCTGGTAGGCGTTGCGGCGCGCCTCCCGCGCCCTATCCGGGAAGGCCGCCAGCAACGCCTCCAGTGTGCGATAGTCGAGTCGCGCTGTCATCGCGTCGGCACCGTGCCCTTGCGGAACGGGGCGATCAGATCCCAGGCCTTCGGCCCGATCCCTCGCGGAAGGCCCGTCGCCCGGAACGTACCCGAGACCCCGGCTCCCGCGAAGCTGCCGAGGCCCTGGTCGGCCAAGGCGCGCCCGTCGAGCGCCGGGGCCTGCTTGCCGGTACTGCCGTCAAACGAGGGCGTGGTCTGCAGCAGGAACAGAGCTTGCTCGCAGACCGCCGCCTGTACCCCTTCGGGGACCAGCCCGTCCGCGTCCTCGAACCGGGGGAAGTGAAGCCGCTGGGAGTCGTCGTCATCGTTCTCAGCGGCGCCCCGGAACAGCGGCTTGCTCGTGTAGCCTTGCCGCGCCGGGCCGCCGAGCGCCTCGATCATCGTCGTCGCCTGGATGAGCGCCCGCAGTCGGTAGGGCCGCCCGTAGGACTCCCACTCCGCCTGCGTCAGCGTGTCGGCGAAGTAGGCTGTCGCCTGGGCCTCGGACAGGTAGCAGTTGTCCGAGGCCCCTCCGGGCGTACAGGTGATCGTGGGCGCGTCCACGGGCGACCTCGCTTAGTCGAGTGCCGTCCAGACCGCCGGGTCGCCCGTCACGGTGCAGCCGTAGTAGAGCGAGTTCGCGGCGTTGAAGACGATCTCGCGCGCGGTCCCGGCGGTCGCCGTCATCGGCCCCGCGTCGTTGACCTGTCGCACGAGCAGTCGCCCGGTACAGGTCATCACGTCCGTAGACGCATCCCCGAACTGCACCGTACCGTTCATCGTGACCGGCGAGGCGCAGGTGACGGTGCCCGTCACGGTCACGGTGTCCCCCGCAGCGTCGCCGATGACCCAGTTCCCGTTGCCCGTCACGGCGCCCGCCGCGGTCAACGCGCCGGAACAGGTCACCGTCTCCGCGAAGGTGGGGGTGCCGGTCACGGTGATCGTGTCCCCGGCGGCGTTGCCGAGCGTGGTGTTCCCGTTGGCGACCAACGCCCCGGCCAGGGTGGTCGTACCCGTGACGCCGAGCGTGGTCCCGATGCTCGCGGCCTTGGTGAAGGTGCAGTCCTCCGCCACGGTCATCGTGCCCGTGACGGTTACGGTGTCGCCGGCGGCATCGCCCAGCGTCACGTTCCCGGTCGCGTTCAGCGCGGAGGCCCAGGCGAGCGTTCCGGCGATAGTGATGGTGTCGGCGCCCGCGTCGCCCAAGGTCACGTTGCCGTTGAGCGTCGTAGCCCCGGTGATCGCAAGGCTGCTCGCGCCGACAATGGCGTCGTCGGTCTTGAGCGTGTTCGCCGCGCTCCGGTACAACGTCACGTCGGAGCCGAAGTAGATGCCCTTCGCCGCCGTCGTGCCGGGGGCGAGGTTGACCACGCCCGTGCTGAAGGTCGTGTCACCGACCGCGATCTTCGTGAAGCGGCTCAGTTGCGCGTCGGCGGACAAGACAACGGCCACGAGCAGCAAGCAGACCAGGGGCAGAAGCGCCCGGTGGGTTCTCATGTCTCGGAGTCTCCTCTCGGTTGGACTGACGGTTTGCGCGCGCGTCGATGGATGGCATCGGGCGCTGCGGACTCGTTCGCCGCCGACTCCGGCTGTGTCACAACTTCAGGAGTCGGTCCCTCGGCTTCAGGTGCACTCGGTGGAACCGTCGGCGGGGACGCCGCCTCAACGACCTCCCGGATGGCGTACCGGCGCATGTTCGTCTGCTCGATCACTCGGCGCATGGCGTTTGCGCTGGCCTCGTCAGGCGCCGTCCAGAGGCCATCGATGAACTGCGCCGTTGCGAACCGCCGTCCGTTGATGTCGCGCAGCGGGAAGCCTACGTCCTCGCGCGAATGGAAGCAGCTCATCAGACACCATCCGCGTCCACTGAGGTGATCCCCTTGAGGACTTGCCCGGCGAGCGGGCGCGCGAGTTGACAGGTCGCGACGGCGGCCACGGCCAGCTTGTTCTTGAACCCCGTCGGCCCCATCGGCTTGACTGCGAACCCCACGTACTCCGGGATGTCTACGCCGGGGGCGATGAACTCGCGCACGTCAATCAACGGAACGAGCCCGGCATGGAGATTCTCGCGGCTACAGATCAGCAACTGCCCCGGCTGAAGTGAGATGTCCACCTCGATGTCCAGGCGCCCGCTCGTCGCGCTCTCATACTCCGAGAGGGAACCGCCGCCGACTCGCGGATCGCGGTTCGTACTCTTTGCGGCACTTCGCGACGGAGACCACTGCGCCAGGCCTTTCTTGATCGCCGTCGTCGTGTACATCACGTCGGGGACAATCCCGGCGTCAAGAGAGGCCTGCACCGCTCCATCGATGTCATCGTACAGGAGCGCGCCGACCGAGGCGTCGTAGACGGTCCCCTGCGCGACGAAACCGTCCATCGTGCGGTGCGCGTTGTCGGAGGCGCTCGCCTCGCCGAGCACGATGGCCTGCCGCAGTTGCAGCCCCATGCGCCGGGTCGTGCTGCGGAGTTGGTAGAGCAGATCAGCCTCAGGGGAACGGGTGCCCTGGCGCGGCGCGAACTGCGAGGCCTCGGCCACGTCCTGGAAGTCCTGCACGTAGTTGGTGTAGATCGGCCCGAAGACCGAGACGCCGCTCCCGGCGTCAGACTGCCGGTCGGGAACGATGCCGAGCACGAACCCGTCCGTGTCCTGGTCGATCGAGGCCAGCGCCGTCGTGCCTGCGAACCCGCGGGTCACCTCGCAGGTCCCCCCTGCCGTATCCACGCTGACGACGATCACCTTCTCCGTCGAGAAGGCGATCACCATGTCCGGGCGCACGGCGCCGATGGGGGACACGTCGAAGGTCGTGGTGTTGTTGGCGGCAATCGCCACGTCCAGGTTGACCTTCACGGCCCCGATGTCGCCCTCGACCCACTTGACGAGGTTCTTGTCGGGCTCGTAGCTCATCAGTCCATTGCGCAGCGCCGTCTCCGCGATGGGGTAGACGGTCGGCTTCGTGGCATCGACCGGGAGGATGGCCTCCAGGAAGTTGCCCTCGGCGTCCATCAGGATTGCCTGCACTGCCGTCTGCAGGTGGGTCAGTGGTCCGCTCTCATAGACGGTGGCCACGTGCGTTCACCTCTTCCGAAGGGTGTTCAGCTACTCTGGTTTCAGCATGAGTCCGACCCAGGCTTCGTCGCGCTTGTGCGCCGGCAAGTCCTTCAACTCCGCCATGCGCTCCCGGATCGACCCCGCCTTGGGCGGCACGACCGGCTGCCCGTTCGTCGGCTGCATCGGAGACCCGATGCTCGCCGGGCGCCCGAGCATTCGTGCCGCCAACGGCTTGCCCAGCTCCTCGCCGAGTTGCTCTACGACCTGCTCGGGCGTCGCCGAGGTCAAGAACCGCGCGAACTCCGACACGATCTCGGCGCTGTCCGCGTCATGGGCCTCGGCTGCCGCCTTCACCGACTGCTCGATCTCCTCGGGCGTCGTTCCGCCGACCATCCGCCGGTAGGCCGCCGGAAGTTCCGGGGCCTTCTCGGCGATGGCATCGCGGCGGAGTCCTTCGACGGCGAGTGCGTCCGCGCGGGCCTTCTCGGCAGCCGCGGCGTCCTGTGCGGCCTTCAGTTCGACTTGGCGCTTCTCGTCCTCAGTCAGCTTCGCCGCCTCGGCGTCGGCCTTGAACTGCCGAAGTTCGGCGAGTTCGGGCTCGACCTCCTTGAGCGCTGCGGCGCGACCGGCCTTGTCGCCGGCGTCCTTGGAGTCGCGCTTCGCTTCACCGAGCATCCGGTTCACGTCTTCCTGCGTGAAGGTCTTGGCTGCGTCGCCCGCTGGGGGTGTGCCGGCTGCGGGTGCCGGAGGTGCGCCCCCCGGATTGCCCTCCGGGGCAGGGGTGGGGTCTGGCATCACTGGCCTCCAACGCTTGCGCTTGCGCGCTCACCACGACACGCCCCGAGGGGCGGTTGGCTCCGCTGGTCCGAGAGAGGCAGAAGAGGGCGCGGACCCCGCTGGGGAGTCACACGCCCTCTTCGTGCCCCTCTCTCTGCGCTCGGCGGACCGAGAGGGTCGGCCCTTGTCTCAGGCGGGAGCTACCCGCCGATAGCCCTGAGTCTGTTGTTCGTCTCCCAACCTATACACGGAACGGGCGGCGGTGTCAAGTGCGCCTCAGGCCTTCTTGGCGCGCGCCTTCGCAGCGGCCTTCTGGAACCGGGCCTTGCCGTACTTCTTGCGCCCGATGGAGGCGGCTAGCCCGCTGGGGTTCGCCGCCCCCTTCGCGGCTAGCTTCGACCTCAGGGCCTTGAACCTGCCGCCGCTCCACAGGGCGGGCTTCTTCGCTGCCTTGGGCATGGCGCCCACCTCCGTACTCAGTAGAACTGGTCTTCTCCGTCCTTGATCGGCTCGAACTCGTCGAAGGCCCGCTGGAGGCGCGTCACGGCGACCTCCTCCAGCTTCGCTAACAGCGCCATCTCACGTTCCGCCGCCTCGGTCCCGAGCCGCTGCGCCAACTCCATCGCACGGTCGCGCAAGTCGTTGAGCGCGAGGTGCAGCATCTCGTGCCGGGCGTGAAAGTCCATGCCCTTCAACTCGCGCCAGTCCGAGACGCGGATGACCGCGCGCCGATACTCCGGGTTCCTGATCTGCAGGTCGGCACCAAGACCCTCTCCGATAACGCCATCCGCGACGGCTTCCCAGGCGACCTCCCACTCCTGGAGACGCAGGCGCTTCTGCCACTTCTTGATCTGCGACCAGAGGCGGCGCTCCTTCGCGACGGCCTGAGTACCGAGGACGGCGATCACTTCTTCACCTCGATCCCCAGCAGCCTCACCATCCGCTTCGTCTCCAGGCCGTTCCCGGCGATGACGATCACCCGCACGAACCGCGGGTCCGCCATCAGCGCTGCACGTACCGTCTCCGCCGTCTGGTCGATGTCCGCCTGCCCGGTGAGAAGGAGTTCGGGGCCAACGACTCCGGGGGCGTTTCCGCAGACCACGCCGACCACATCCCACTGCTTCTCGGTGAAGGTCTCCCGACAGGCGCTCAACGCCTTGTACGCTATCTGGGGCGCCGAGGCCCCGTCTACCGTCCAGGTCTCTACGCGATCCCCCTTGTCCTTCGTCTGGACCAGGGCGCGAACGGTAACGCGCAGGGCCGGAGGCTCGGGTTCGGGTTCGCGGCGCTCCCGCAGATACCAGCCTCCCGCGGCTCCCGCCGAAGCTACGACGGCAACTCCGGCGACAAACAGCAGCGCGCTCTTGAGGGTCATCCTGCGGTTCCTCCTACGTCGATCTCGTCCGGCCATTCGTCCACGTACAGGCCGAGTCTCCTCGCCGCCGCCTTCGCGCGCCGGTTCAGGTCCGCGCGGTCGAGGCGGGCGGAGGGGATGTAGGGTGACAGATGATGCGCGCAGCACGGGTGCCCAAGCGGCGGGTTCATCGCCCGCGCCTGGTCGAGGCTCCCCCAGAAGCCGGGGATGGCGGGGTACGCCTTGCCGCTGATCGAGAGAATGCGACCCTGCAGCACTCGGCACGTCTCGCAGGTGCGCAGTATCTCCCCGCCGATGACCTGTACGGTGTCTACGCCGATCTCCCCGCACCGCGCCAGTTCCGCCGCTTCGAGGGCGCGCGCCCCGACGGTCCGGCTGCACATATCCGCGTACCAGGCGAGGTCCCAGTTCCTCCCGGCCTTGTCCACGAACCCCTGCACGCCCTGGTCCGCGTACATCTTGAGCATCCGCGTCAGCACGTCCCCCGAACTCTCGCCCGCACCGATCCCCTCGATGGTGGCCCGTGCCTGTACGCGGCGGTACACGTCCCCGTACCGTTCGGCCTGGTTCGCGCGGCAATCGGTGAGATTGCGGAGGAGACCGCCTACGCGCTTGCCGTGCTCATCCACGCGACCGCGCACGAGTTCGTCGGCGATCCGGCGCGCTGCGTCGTCGTGGATTCCCTCGAAGTCCGCCTCGGGTAGCCTCACAACGCCTTGCAGCTTCGTCAGCTCGTCGGTGAGCTTGATCCCGGAGGAGTAGGCCGTGTGCGCGAACTCCGCCGCGAGTCCGTTGCGCCCAGGCGGGCCGACGACCTTCCCGCCGGCCTCCCTGATCGCACGGTCAACGCGGTCCATCTGGCGGCTGACGAACCGGGGCGTCCAGCGCTCACCCAGGCCCGCGTCCAGGTACGACTGCAGCTTCGCCGCCAACTCCACGTGGACGACGTTGAGGCGGGCGATGAGTTCGGCGGCGGTGGCGTCAGGCACCGACCCTCTCCCTCGTGTTCGGCGCTCCCATCTCCAGCCCGAGCACGTCCTGCGGGCCGACGGTCGCCCTCTCGGCCTTGATCCGGTCCACTTCGGCCATGACCTCCTCGTCCGTCCAGGTCGGGTGCAACACGCGCAGGGTCGTCTCGGTGGACTGCAGTTCGGCTCCGTGCAAGAGCACGGCTTGCTGCGCGTCTTCGAACTCGTCCGCCGGCAGGCCATCGCCGAACTGCAGCGTGATGTCGCGCGGGTATAGCGGCTTCGGGCGCTGCTTTACGTCGGCCAGCGGGTAGAGCGCCCCGAGCTTCGTGGCGATAGACAGGACGCGTTTGACGCCCGGCTCCCAGGTCAGGCGCCGGCGCCCGACCGTGCCCTGTGTTTGCCACTGCGACAGGCGAATGGCCCGACCGCTGAGGGGGCCTCCGACCTCGGGCGGGATAATGGCGGCTTGGTCGATCCCGGCGAGGCTACAGCCGAAGCGCACGATCTCCCTGATCTCGGCCTCGGCCTGGTCCAGCCGCCCGTCCCACGTCAGGTACATCGCCGGCACGCTGCCCGCACCGACATCCGGGAGCGGGATGGCTCGACCGCCGGAGACCTGCAGCTTGCCGTCTTCTCCTACGAGGTCGGCGCGGACGGCGATCAGCGGGTCGGCGTGCTTGTCCAGGACGTGCGCCACCTGCGTGCGGCGGTTGTTCAGTTCGTTCTGCACCGGAAGCAAGCGCGCGTAGTCGTCGATGCCGAAGAACGCCGAGGGGTCGTCGATGTTCGGGACGTGTACCACGAGCAGTTCGTCGATCCCGGTCGGTTGTTCGGGCTTCAGGCCGGCGGTGATCGGCAGGTCGGTGAGCGCTAGCTCGTCGCGCAGCGGGTTGAAGCGCTTCCCGTCCGTCAGCCTCCAGAGGCGGTTCGTGATCCACGCTTCGCCGCCGCGCATCTCGTGTTGCTCGATCAACAGGTAGGACCGCTTCTCCGTCCCTTGCTTGACGACCAGGACCTCCCAGAGCTGCGCGCCCACCATCCGCTTGTTGTTCAGCGGGTCGGTGAGCGGGATGAAGTGCGACGGGTGTACCCAGTCTACGATGACGCGCTGCTCGTCCCCGTCGTAGCGGACCTTCAGCACCGCGTCCCCCGAGTAGCTCGCGGTCTGCGCGCCCTGGAGGAGAAGCCGCCCGAGTTGGTTGTCGTCGTACAGGAAGTCCAAGAACTCCTGCGAACCGCTTGCGTCGGGCGGCTTGGCGACCACGCCCTCGGCGAAGAGGCGCCCGGACAGCAGGTCCGTCACCGCGGCGCACAGGTTGAGTTGCAGGTAGAAACGCCGCTCCGCACTGACCGGCGCGAAGTACTTCACCAGCTCAGGCAGTTGCGGGTGCGTCCGGTACAGCAGGCGGTTCGCCTCGTAACGCTGCAATCGGTCGCGTTCCGACTGCGGCGGCCAGGCGATCTCTTCGCGGGCGCTCAGGACCGTGCCGGCGTCCATCATGCGTTCTCCCAACCAAGCGCCGCCGGCGCGAAGGCCTCGGCCAAGGGCGCTCAGGGCGTTGTCTACGATTCTCATGTCGCTGCCTGCTCTCCGCGGTAGCGCGGGTCCATGTAGCCGCCCCACATGCGGGCCGCGGTCACGTAGTAGGCGTGGGCATGCCGCAAGTGGTCGGGTCCCGTCTTCACCCAATACTCCTCCGGCCTCCCGCGTGCATCGTCCTTTGTCGCGCGCTGCATGTTCGTCAGGTGCGCGACGAGCGTCTCCTTCAGCTCGTGGGGCAGCGCCGGGAACACGTCGCCTTGCGGGTCGAGGAGGAGGTCGCGGCTTACGTCAAGACAGGTCGTGCGGTGCAGATACACTCGGATGTCGCGCGCCGGGACCTCGAACCACAGGCGCCCGGCGTCGCGGATCGTGTAGAAGGCCATCTTGACTCGACCGGGGAAGGCCGCCGCGACCCGCTGGCCGAGGCGCTCGTTCCGCTCGGTCCCGATCACCAGTCGGCGCACGTTGAGGGAACGCATGGCCGCCATGAGTTGCCGCTCCGCGCCGTGCCCCGATCCGTCCTCGCGGAAGCGTTGCACGCTCACGATCTTGCCGCGCCCGTCTCCGGCGATGAAGTCGAGCGCCTCGCCCTCGTCGCAACCCGCGAAGGTCGCCGTCGCCGAGTGCAGGGTGTTGGGCCAGTCGCCGAAGCGGAGGTTGTCGCGCACGATCTGTTGTTCGCCGGACACCCAGGGGATTCCTACCGTGTCCTGGACGGCCCTGGCCTTGTTGTCCGACCCGTTGATCCGTTCCGCGATCCGGGCGGCCCCCAGTTCCGGCGGCATGATCCCCGTGATGTGGTAGCCCGCGACCTCGGCGTTGGCCGGCGCCCAGGGCACCCACTCGCCGGACTCGATCCACTCGCGCTCGACCGGCGCCTTGCAGCGGTAGCAGCGCAGGAGGCCCTCGCTCAGGTCCAGGTGCTGCCGCCAATCCTGCCAGCCGTCCATCGGCGCGAAGACCTGCTCGAAGCCGCAGGCCCCGCAAGTCCACATCCACTCGTTCTGATCGCTCTGCGCCCAGTCCTTCGAGATTCCGAACCCCGGAACGCTGGGCGTGCTGAACCTGTAGCAGCGCACGTCGGTGCTGGCCTGCGTCCGGCTCTGGTACTGCTCCAGGATGTCGGGGTCCGACTTGTCAACCTCGTCGTGGCAGAGGCCGTCCGCCGGCGTGCTACTCGCGGCGCGTTCGGTGAAGGTGCCCTTGAAGTGCCACGTCCCCAGCAGCAGCCCCGAGTCCGGGTCGCGGAACTGCCGCGCGCGCGCGTTCTCCACGTCCAGCCGCGCCGCCAGGAAGGCCGACGAACCGAGGATCGGTTTCGCGCGGAGCTTGCTGAAGTCGTCCACGTCCGTCTGCGTGGGCATGGTGTACATCCACGAGGGAGGCAGGCCCTTCGCGAAGACGATCTGGTGGGCGACCTTCGCGAGGTTCGTGGTCGTCTTCCCGGACTGCGCGCAGGCGACCTCGACCATCTTGCGGCGCCGGTCGCGCATGATCGCCGGCAGGTACGGGCGGTGCCGGTACGAGAGGCGGGTCCCGCGTTCCGTGCGCATGTAGGCCAGGGCGAAGTACTTCTCGTCGTCGGGGGCCAGGCGCTCCCAACGCGACTGCAGGGCGGCCATCGCCTGCCTCATGCGTCGCGGGTCAATCGCGCGTTCAGCCTTCCGAGCCGTCGTCTCGGGCAAGGTCCTCGAACTCCTCTGCGAGCTGCTTCGGACTGAGTGATTCCAACCCGCCGATGTCGATCTGTACGGGGCCGCCGCCGCGTCCGGTGACTTCCTGCG